GTAGAAAAAAGCCCCCCACAGCGGTACACCGGGGGCACCACCTTGTGCCGCTTTATAAAACCTTGCTGTATACAAAAAGGAAAGACTAACTATTAAAAGTCAAGCCCCAAAACAAAATTTTCGAGAGGAATTTTAAGGTGGTGAAAATTGGTATAGCAAACAAGAGCATCCGTTGTCGGATACTCGCTCCGTATAAAATCGCACGCTTAATAATCAGCTAAGAAGGCTTTCCCAGAACGCTGCATAGCAAAAATAAGCCTTACCAGCTTTTTAGCAGCATGAGAGATGGCAACATTGTAATGCTTTCCCTCAGAACGCTTCTTTTCAAGATAGGCCGAGAATGTAGGACACCAAAGGCAAACATATTTGGCGGCATTGAAAAGAGCATATCGCAAATATCTGGAGCCACGCTTTTCCATGTGAGCATAACAGTTTTGCAGTTGCCCTGACTGATATGTAGATGGAGAGAGTCCAGCATAAGCCAGCAGCTTGTCTGCGCTTGCAAAATTGGAAAAATCTCCAACTTCAGCAAGAATCATTGCACCCATATGTCGGCCAATACCGGGGATTGTAAAGATGGGAGAATCCATCTGAGATGTAATCTTGTCAATTGCGGATTCTACCTCAGAAATTTCTTTGTCCAGCTCGCGGATGAGAGCAATCGTGTGTTTCAACTCCATAGACTTAGCAGGCATTTTCGAGCCAATGGAGACCCCTGCGGCTACTTGGATTTCCGCGGTTTTAGACTTGGTATAACGACCTTTAGAGGCGGTGCAAAGAATCTCAGCGAGTTCTTCAGTATTGGCGTTTGCGATATAGCTTGCACCCGGATAGTTGCTCAGCAGTGCGTATACAACAGCGATGTGCAGGCTTGAAACCAGCTTTTCGAGCTCCGGAAATAGAATATTCACTAACCGCGCAACGGAGCTTTTCAGCTTGGCGCGCTCTTTTACCTTATCAAATCTGTATCTGGTTAGTGACTTTAGCTCTTCATTGTGGTATGCTGTATTTGAGTAGGACTTGAGGTCCACATCAGACATGAGCATCATTGCAATGGTACGCGCGTCTATCCGATCTGTTTTGGTTCTTCGCAGGCTGAGACTTTTCCGGTAGAGGTTCGTGTGCAGAGGGTTAATGACATAGGTTGCCAGGCCGCTGTCTAAAAGAAACCCCAGCAGATTGTAGCTGTAATGTCCTGTGGCTTCAAGCCCTACTTTTATTTTGCTTTCACCTTGGGAACAGCTTTGGATTCTTGAAAGAAGCGTCTCAAAACCGATGCGGTTATTGGCAATGGTAAATACATCTGCCAAGACCGTTCCTTCCGAGTTGAGGATAAAGCAATCGTGCTTGTCCTTTGCAACATCGATACCAACAAAAATCATTTCTTTTTACCTCCGGCGTTTTATTTTACAGTGCTGCTTAGAGCCACACCTCTTTGCTATGTAACCTCGTTCTATATAAACCGTCTGGCGGTATCTAACTGATTAACACTAAAAACAAAGAGCCGTGGTTGGAGCCTTTCCGAAACCGTCTTGCGGTAGGAGGTTTAAACCAATCCACAGCACCTTGTCTATTGTAGCATTTTGTCCTTGGAGAGGGACTCTAATAACTACTACTTTATAATACGAGGAGTTTGGCAATGGCAGTGGTATTTACGGTGCTTATGGTTACACCGTGAAAGCGGGCGACAGCCTGTGGCGCATTGCTGCGCAGCAGCTTGGCAATGGTGCCCGCTACAAGGAGATCAAGACCATGAACGGGTTGAAAAATAACACCATCCACGCCGGGCAGGTTTTGAAGCTGCCCAACTGACCGACTATATATAGGAGGAAAAGATCATGAATGAAGTTGTGACCATCATTGTGAACAATCTGCTGGAAATCGTGTTTGCGGTGCTGGGTGCGTCCTTTACCGCGCTGGTTATCCCGTGGCTGAAAGACACCGGCCTGCCTTGGCTGAAAGAAAAGCGCCTGTACTCCATCGTGAAGAAGTTCGTGGAGGCCGCCGAGAAGCAGGCCGAGGCGGGCACCATTGACAAGGCGACCAAGAAACGCTTTGTCGTGGAGCTGTTGGAGGCAAACGGCATTACTGTTACCCCGGAGATCAACGCCTTTATTGAGGCGGCGGTGAAAGAACTTGATCTTGCCGAGAAAAACGCCATTGGGGAGATCGGGAAAATTTTTTCTGACGCCGAGCAGACCCCGCAGAACTAAATACTAAGATATGGCCCCGACTGCTGTTCGTTTTGAACGGTGGCCGGGGCCTTTTCTGTTATGCGGAGAGGTTGACAAAAGCGCCGCAGACCGCTATTTTTGAATGGTATTGTGTGCTAAAGCTGCACAGAACGGCAGAAGCCGACACTGGCAGCACAGATATTGGAGAGGAGGAAACACAGTGCGAACCTATAAGCACCTGACCATGACAGACCGCTTGCGCATAGAAAAGTGGCTGAAAATGGGGATGAAGCCGCGAGAGGTGGCGGACAAGCTGCGCGTTCATGTTTCGACTATTTACCGGGAGTTGAAGCGCGGCGCGTATGACAGGCTGGACGGCGGAACATGGGAGGTCAAAACCGCGTACAGCCCGGACATTGCCGAGGAGAAATACCAAGCCCACCTGCGGGAAAAGGGGCCGGACTTGAAAATAGGCAATGACCATGAGCTGGCGAACTATATTGAAACCACGATTTTAGACAAAGATTGTAGCCCGGCGGCGGTGCTTGGGTTTGCCATGATTGAGGGGAAGAAGTTCAAAACCAGTCTGTCGGTGCCGACGATCTACAAGTACATTGCCAAGGGCCTGTTTTTGAACCTGACGCAAGAGGAGCTGCCACGGCACGGAAAGAAGAAACACAAATATAAGAAAGTGAAGAAGAACAAAAGCGCCAGCCGCGCCCCGGCGGGCGAAAGCATTGAACAGCGCCCGGAGGAGATCGACGGGCGGGAGGAGTTCGGCCATTGGGAGGGCGACACTGTGTACAGCGGCAAGGGAAAGCGCAAGACCACCCGCGCCCTACTGACCATGACCGAGCGCAAGACCCGGAAAGAAATCATTATAGCGATACCAAACCGCAAGGCTGAAACGGTGGTCAAGGCACTGGACGCACTGGAACGGAAACTTGGTGCCCGGCGGTTCAGGGCGATCTTCAAAAGCATTACCTTTGACAACGGCACCGAGTTTGCGGCGGCGGAGGGGCTGGAACGCTCTTGCGTCAACAAGCGCCTGCCACGGACTAAGGTGTATTTCTGCCACCCGTATTCCTCTTGGGAGCGGGGCACCAACGAGAACACCAACGG